CACGGGTCAGGGTCAGGCTCTGCGTGGTCGTGTTGATGGCGGTGACCATGACGACCTCGTCGTTGATATAGGCATAGCTCCCGGTTGCGACCAGATCGATGTCGAGTTCGCCGCTGTAGGTGGCCGTGCTCGTCACCTCCTGCGCGAGGCCGGAAGCCAGCACCGCCGTGGGGCAGAACTCACCTTGGCCGCGCTGGTTGTAAGTCGATGCCGAACTTGTCTTGCTATACAAGTCGTAGTTCATGGCACCTGGTACTGGGCGCCCGCCCAGAGTCTGCAGGAAGCAGTCGGTGGCATCGAGGTAGGCCAGCTCTGCTGCGGACAGTGCGCGGGCAACATCCCAGTACGGGGTTTCGACCAGACGCCGAGGCGTGGTAGCCGTCGGCGCGGGGACTGGATCGGTCCATCCGGTGGGCTGCGAGGCGGTGTAGGCCGCCGAGGGCAGTCCGAACACATCCTCGACTGCGTCGATGCTGATGGCGCCGTTGGTGAGTGAGCCGCCATCGACACCTGCAATCCGCATCACCAAGCCGACGATCCCGAGTGCCGGCCACTCCAGTTTGAACACATCACCCGGATAGAGATTCCAGGCTGCGCGATTCACCTTCAAGCGGACCTTGGCAAGCGGCGTGGATACGACGGCCAGATCGCGCATGGCGACCCGGGCAGCAAGGTTGTCCGAGGTGATGCCGGGGTAGCGCCGAGTCTGCGACACCACCGCACCCTGAGCTTGGATGTTGGCCAGGTCCTGGACCGCGACGCTGGTCTCTTTGAAGGTGTCGGGCTTGGTGTAGATGAGCACGATCTCGTTGGTCGTCTCGCCCCAAGCAGCACGCTGAAAGCTCTCCAGTTCGATGACTTTGTCCGGGTTCAGGATTGGCAGCGTCGAGACGTTGTAGTCGGCGCGCACCAGCTTCAGGACAAAGCGCCCGGTCGACGGCGAGGTCGTGAGCACGCCGCCGATGTGATCCATGATTTCCTTGATGAACTGCTCGATCTTGCTCTGCTGCAGCCAGATCAAGTTCAGGCCGAAGCCTTCGCTATGCAGCACATCAGCCGCTGCACGAAACGCGGCGTCATCGATACTGGCCGTTGGATAGCCCATTCCCCAGGCGGCATTCGTCAGGCACTCATATACGATGTGCGCCGGGTTGGCGGCGCCGTTGATCTCCGCCTTCGCCGAGTACCAGTCGCGAAAGCAGCGTTTGACGCGCACCGCCCAGGGCTTCATGTAGGGGTTGTTCGCTGCGATGTACACCTGCCGCAGAATCAAACTCAGAATCCCGCGATAGGCTGGCTGCGGCGAGCCGATCTTCGAGACGAGGTAATCGTTTTGTGTCTGCGCCGCCTGGCCAAACGCCGCATCGATGGCGCCGGAGACACCACCCTCGCGTTTCTCGCCGCCGAACAACTCGGGCATGTTGACCGTGATCCGACCGCTCGCGGTGAGGTTGCCGCTCCAGGCCTGGCGCTCGCCGACCTGGATCTCGGTGACGGCATCGACCGGCCCGTGGCAGATGGCGAGGTGCATCCCCAGGTAGTAGCGGTAGCCGACCGTCTGCGATTTGCTGCTACCGCCCATCGTTCACCTCGGAGGCGATGCGTTCTCGGGCGGCGGCGACTACGTCCTCGGCCATGCTGTCCCCGGTTGCCAGCAACATGGGCGCTGGCAGCCCTTGGTCGATGAACAGGCTCCAGTCGAGCTGGTGGCGCGCGAACCACTCACGCGCGCCACGATTGCAGTAGCCCAGGCGACGCATGTCACCATGGGTCACCAGAATGTCGGTCATTTCTTTCCACCTTTGGATTTGATCGGCGTGGTGCGCAGATCGCCGTACCACACCACGTTGGCGCTCTTCACCAGCACGGTGCCGAACACGACCGGCACAGGGCGGCCCTCGTCGGCGGTGGGCGCATCGAAGTCCTTGAGTTCAGCCGCTTGTGGCTGGGGTGTCTTGGGTTGCAGCGCGTACTGAATCAATACGCTGACGATCAGAACGGCAATGGCTGCCCACATGGGAATCCCTCGGCTAGTTGGTCTCAGTAAATTGGGCTGCCGCCGAAGGGGTTCTTCGTCGGGATGAATGGGAAGCCACCGAAGTTGGCGCTGTTGCCGAACTTCGCGTGGCAGGTATTCAAGGTGCGATCGCAGCCGGGGTACAGATAGATGGCATCGCCAATGGCGAGTCCCGGCGGCACGGCCGACAAAGTGATGGCATCGGCGTTGTGGCCGACGATCATGCGTTTTTCGGTGAGGCCGTTGGCCGCCCAGGTCGCGTAGCCGCCCGCGAAGTGCCCGACGGCATACCCTGCAGCGGCCGGAACACTCAGTAATGTGCCGGCAATCGAGGTGACAGTCCCAGCGACCCGGAACACGACCGCGCTCGCCCCGCACGCCGTTCCGTAGAGCACATGTGGGCAGTTGCGTTGATACAGCCGACGCAGGCCGATGCGCTGCAAGCTGGTGTAAACCGGTTCGCAGTTGAGCTCGACGACCGATTCACGCCATTCTGCGTTGAGCACACGACCCATCCACACCGCGACGGTTTCGCCATCACCGCGATGTTGCCGGTACAGCGTGAGCAAGGTGACTTCGGAAGGCGGTGTCGAAATGAAGCCCTGGGCAACCTCGACATCGCGCGCAAAGGTGATGCGCAGTCCCGCTTTACCGATCTCCGTGGTCTGTTCGATGCTGCCGCGACTGATTGGCACAGCGCTGTAGGTGTAGGTCGCATAGGTGGCATCCTGCGCGGCGCTGGTGTAGCGCCAGGTTTCACCGCCTCGCCGAAACTCGTACAACTCCACTGGACTGCTGGCGTCAGTGGATGCTTCCCGGCTGGCGTAGGTCATGTGTCATCCCGAATGCTTCTGACGGAGATGGACACCTCCGCCATATCGTCAGTGTGGTGAGCGAGTTCGATGGCATCGCTGTCCAGGCGCACCAGCTTCATGAACGACACATGGCGGATCTGCTCTGGCAGCAGTGCCACGCCCACCACGCTGTCGATGGCGATGCTTTCTGTGGTGGGTGTAAGAGCTGTGGCGCCCGTGATGCGCCGGTAGTAGCGGCTGCCGGACGTTGTTGCAATCATGATGTCGCGTCGCCCAACGGCGGCCGGCACGTTGGCGGCGTAGGCGCGGTTCTCCACCGTGATGGCCGAGTCGAAGGCGCCGATGGGGCTTACTACCTTCAGGTCCGACTGAAAACTGGGCATCCAGAACGCCGTCAGTCTGCCCGCGCGAGCGGCCAACCAGGACCGGAAAGCCGCGATCGCGGCGCGGCCGCTGATCAGCCAGCGATGGGTCCGGCGCACGGTGCCAATCCCTGACAGGTCATCGGTTGCACGTCGGCCTGTCAGGAAGTCCAGTTCGTTGAGTTTGCGTGCGTAGTCGGTGTCGACATCCTCGGTCCAATTGGTGGCGGTAAGCAGGACTGGGTAGCCCCGGTAATCCAACGTCTCGGTGGCAGCGGGCAGCAACCACTCGTCCTCGAGTTGGAAGCGGACCGTGGCCCGGCCGATGGCATCGCTCAAGTAGGTCAGGCCGAGTTCGTTCTGCACCCGTGCAGGTTGGACAGGCAGGATCTTGGTGCCAACCGGCCAGGTCGAATCCAGCGGGCTCTTGATGGTCAGCGACGTGGGCAGGACCGCCGTGATCTCAGCGAACTCGGATTCCGTTCCCAGAACCAGTCCCACCAAGCCGCCGACGGCAAAGTCTCGATTCGCAGTCGTCACGGAAATGGACGTCGCGCCGGCAGGAATGGGGTTTGCTGCAAGCGCGACATCGGTCCAAAGTGGCAAGCCGAACACCCGTGCCTGCCAGGACAGCAACAGGTTCTCCATCTTCACGCGCTCGGTGTCTGAGCCGACCAGAGCGCTGTACTCGAAGCTGCGCCTGGCCCCGGAGCGCAAACGCACGCGCTGCTCAAAACCAGCATGAGACTCCATCACATCGGTGAGCCATTCCAGCCGTTCGACAACTGGCTGTACCCAGTTCGGCGCAATGATCCAACCGACGATGCGACGCCCGGTCGCCTGCAAGGTGGAACTGTCGAGGGCAAACGCGAAAACGAACGTCGCGTTCACCGTAGGCGGACCATTCGGCGTGACCGCGAGTGTGTAGAGCCGCGATTCATTGGCGGCAAACACGGTCGGCGCCGGCGCTGGACCGGTCAGCGTCATGCCTTCCGCCCCGGTGGCGGTGATCGAGGCCAGGTTGTTCGGTGTCAGCCTCGCATTCCAGACCTCGATCGTGCGGCTTTGCTCCGAGGCGAGGCTGCCAAGATTGATGCGCCCGGGCAGCAGGTGCACACGGAAGTAGTAGTCCTCGAAGTAGCTCGGCACCTGCATGCCGGTCAGCGCCCGCTGCGCAGGAACCGTGATGTCGGTTGCGTAGCTTCGCGCTCCATTCTCCGCCCGTGGCGAATCGCTGGCGGTGTACGGATAGATCGCGGCAACCTGATACCCGTCGATGCTCAGGAGCGGGTTCAGTGAGCCAGCCTGGGCGCGATCGAGCACCATGCCTGTCAGGACGGGCATGTCAAAGCTCTCGGTTGAGGTAAATGTGGAGGATCAAGGGCCGTCGTAGCGGACGGCCATCGCGATCGTTCCCGAGTGGGTCGCGCCGTTGTAGGGCGACGCGGCTCGGCTCGCGGTGTTTTTTCGATACACCGGC